CGATGATCATTCCAATATCTTTAGCTTGGTCATAGTGACCTTTCCGGATGGACTCGAACATCCTTTCGTCTGCCATAATAGATACTCTATCTATTATTCATATTTATAATATATAATTAATAAATTCAAATATGACAAAATACCCTGTAGGGTTAAACCCTACAGGGAAATTCTTATTCATAATATTTACTCATTTCTGCAGCATAGTTCATAATCTCATTATGTACATAAGATTCAAGATTAATTACAATAGTATCACCTGTAGACTTATCTCTTAAAATAGCCTTAGAACCAGATTCATTTACAGAAATACTATCGTACATAAAATCGCAGCATTCTTTAACAAATTTCATATTATGAGATTGATCTTGTACAAAGTTAATTACAGACTCATTAGTTATAGGAATAATATTAGGCCTGGAGCCCAATTCAATATTATTACCAGCTGATTCAGACAATGAATATAATTTACTTTCTATTACTTTAGGTCTATCTCCAGGAACTGCGCTTTCATATACAAGTCCCTGAGTATATGCTCTAGTATGAGAAGGATAATATACACTATCCCAAGTAATAACTTTAAGATTATGTACTTCTGCACCTCTACTAGTTTCTTCAATAGAACCTAAAGCTCTTAATGACCATGCAGGACGAATACCTTCTTTTAAATCAGCATCAAATGCCAAACCAAGATCATTATTAGTACCAACAAATTCACCCCAAATATCCATACCTTCAGTCCACAATTGTAAGAATCTTGCACAACGAAGTACAGGATTCAGTGTAGACTGTACCTGTAAAGATTCAGTACCAGGCCCAATCGGATGTCCACATTGAGCAATAAGAGTACCAGTTTCAAGCAATTCAATAATACGAGGAGATTTTAACTGAGCAAATAATTCCTCCTTACAGTACCAACGACCATTACGATTTCTTTCATTAGCAGTCTGTAAAATACCTTTACCGACTACTTTACCATTAATTGTCTTTGGTGTTAACTGCATTGAATTCATATTAGAGGTTTCACCCTCAAGTATAATATATCCAATATTTTTACTAATCATTATTCTATCCCCTTTCAAAATATAGTGGTTTAGAAGCAATATAATTATAAAGATGTTGAGGATATTGGCACATAATGATAATTGAAAGAAATTAGTAAGGAGGTATATTTATTATGGCTCATTCAAATGAAATTACTAGATTATTAAATAAAGTATCAAGACATTTACAATTAGGAATGCTTGAGCCTTATTTAAATAAGACAGAATTATTTAATAGAAATAAATGGTATGAGACTATATGTGAAGATAGTTTACCAGAATTCTCAAGAAACTTTCCTTATCATTTTAAATTATTGGTAAATAATGAAACTTGTGATACCAAGAAAGATGAATCCGGAAATTTATGGTATTATATTAAAGAAGATGTATTACAAGGTGTAAAGTTATTAGGAATGAAAGATATAGACTGGACGGATCATAGTCAATTTAATTCTTCTCTTGGTAGAGGCGTTACTATGAACTATTGGCCAGGTGCTAATATCTGTCCCGTAGAAGCACTTAATAGTGTAGTATCTTTACAAATGAATGCAGATTTAGCATCATTATATAATAGAGGAATTTATATAGATTTCCAATATCCTGATAGATTTAGATTAGTTGGATTTGGTAATATAAGTTATCAATTAGATAGATTTGTAGTAGTATTATTAGTAGAGCATTCAAATATATCTACTATATCTCCTACAAAAATGAGTATTTTTGAAGATTTATGCTATAGTGATGTAGCTAATCTTTTATTAGGAATTAAATATATAGATGGTATTCAAACTGCATTTGCTGATATAGATCTTAAATTAGATGAATTACGTAGTATTGCAGATAAACGTGAAAGCATAGTAGAAAAAATGAATGATGCTAGAGTAAGCACAGCTAATGATGAAGTACCGATTATATGGACAATATAAAAATAAATCACCTAGGCAATATGCCTAGGTGATATTAAATTATTAAATAATAAATTAAGTAAATGTAATAACACCAGTTGCACTATAATCAGGATATTCTCTAGTATCTGTCTTATTAGAATACTTTCCTACTATAGCTATAAAAACTTCTCCGGAATCCCCATCCGCCGTTTGTCTACTGTCCTGATAAATTTTAATATTTGTTCCACTAGGAAATTCAATACCAGATTGACATGATGCTCCAGGAATATTATTTCCATTTACTGTAGCTGTTTGATTATCACCTTTCATATTTCTCCAAGCACAAACAGAAAGTTTATGACCGGTATTATTATAAATAGTAATATCTACACTCTCATTTTCTCCAGTATATATACGAGTCATAAAATTGTGGAAATCAACAATTTCTTGTTGGCCTGCAGCCACGCCAGCAACATAACTAGCACTTGATGTATTAACTCTTGCATCGGCATCCGTAACACCTTTATTATATACATTACTAGCATTTACCTTCTGTACTACATTAGTAGCACCAAGATCTTTAGTACCACCTGTATCATTTGCCGGGAAAGTATAAGTATCATAATTATTGTTAGGAACACCGGATGTATTTACATATCTATAGGTATTTGTAACACCCATATCTATAGCATTACTACGCGAAGTTGCAGGATATGTAGCATCATTATAGTTTGGAACAGAATTTGTATTTACATATCTATTATAATGCTTTACACCCATATCACAATTAGATTTTCTTTCAGTTGGGGTATAAGTAGTAGTATGGGTAGTCTCAATTTGTCCAATACCAGCAACTACATCGCTAAGGGATTTACTTGCGGGTGTTGTCCCCCTAGCAACTATAGCATTATAAATGCTATCAACACCAGCCTGGAAATTTGTTTTAAGATCCTGAATATTAGCTGACAATCTCTTATTTCCAACACCATTTGCTTGATTTTGAAATACTTCTAACCATAATGTATTAATATCTTGACGCAAAGAAGTACTTGCTAATTTAGCTACTGTAGACATACCAGATCCCTGGGCATTACCAGGTTGGTTATTACCTGTATTTTCAAATACAGTGCTATTCAATTTAGCAATAGCAGTACCAGCAGCTCCACCGCCTTCCTGTAGATCTGTAATATCATCTCTTAATACTTGGTTATTCAGCGATGTACTAGCAATAACAGTAGACCATAAAGTGCCAATGGAACTAGAATGATTGCTTACTGTGGTATTAATATCACTAACACTTGAGCTTAAATTATCAGCAATTGTACGTAATCTTTGGTTACCTATACCAGTAGACGCATTGTTAAATGTAGTATCCCATAATGAATTTATATCGTCCCTTAAAGAAGTATTTGCTGTAGCACTTTGCGTAGTACCATTATTTGAGCCATCGCCTTTGTCATTATTACCAGTATTATCAATTGCAGTAGACCATAATGTAGAAATACTGCTAGTATTTTTACCAATTTGCTCTACCAATGAAGATATACTTGTTCCAAAATCAACCTCATTGGCAATTCTGTTTTCAAATAATTTCTTTTCAACTGCTGTAATTGTAGCAAGATCTACATCATTAGTAATCATATTTAATAAATCAGTATCATCTGTTACAGTTGAAGCAATAAATTTCTTAAGAAAACTATCTGAAATATCAGTCTGATCTATAAAGTACGGTAAAGTTCTATAAGGAGTAACACCATCACCAATCTTAATTCTACCAATACCTTTACCAATACCTTCATCTAAATATTCAATAAATAATTCGCCACGCTTAAGCAAAATATTTTGATCAATTGCATCTGATTCTTTACCTCTATAAGGTCTAAGAACATATCTTTCTTCCTCTTCATCTGTTAAACTCGGATTTATAGGCATAATATTATCCTCCTTTATTAGAATACATTAATATTATGTGATTTTTAAGCCAGTGGATGCTATGATCCACTGGCTGATATTATATGGATTCACTAATATCGCCAAAATCATAATCAAATTCATCTCTGGCAGCTATATAAGGTATAGCACTAAAATTATGTTCACCATCGCCTACTTTAAGATCTAATTTGGTGATATCAAAAACTATTTCACCGTATCCTAATACAGGATTAGCAGCTAACCATTCTTCAGTAGTACCTGTTCTAAGCCAAATGTCATGCCAAACAGTAACTGTACCGCCATAGATAGCACTAGCAGCTTCTGCATTAAAAGCATAAGGTAAATCATTCCAAGCTTTTTCACCATCACCGAATTTAAATTTACATAAGCCAGAACCAATACCATCATTAGGGAATTCAACACCCCATTCACCGCTCATTAATACAGGATTTATCAACTGCCATTCTTCTGCTGTTGCTCTACGAGGACGTATTTTTGAATAAGTATCCATTACAGGCATAATTATTATCCTCCTTTTAATTGATTATACTAATGTTCAGGCTATTAGTATTCCATAAACTCTCTCAAGGTATCAGATTCCATAAATTCACCAACTCCGACAATAGCAGCTTCACGTACTTTATTATACCATTTAGCATTATATTTAGAAACTTTTTCTATTATATACTCTTTAGTTATATTACAAGTATCCAATATTTCCTTAAGATAATAAGAAGCTAATTTAACATTATCTTGTATATAATCTTCAGGTCTTTGGAACTTAAATCCTTGGATATAAAAATACATGAACAAATATGAATCAATGCATCCATTAATACATCTTTCTTTATTTAAGAAAGCTGGATCATTATATACATCCATACATACTCTAGCAGTAGAAGCTATATAATCACTAAAGAATTTTTCCAAGAAATTTCTATCATTATATTTAGTTCTTGAAACTGTATCGCTCCATGCTTTCCAGAGATATGTAGTTTCATTTATATATAAAGGTCCTTTATTATTTAATTCTTGCAAACAGAATCTGGTGTAGGTAGATACATAAATATCTTCATGAGTTATAAGATCCTTTTTGAAATGAATATTTCTAGCTTTCCAGAAATTATCTAAATTATAAAATTTAGCATGCATCCAGTTTGCTGTATGAATCATCTCTCTATGTACTTTCTTAGTTATAGGATCAACTTCATTAAAGTTAGCCCAAGCAGAATATTTCTCTTTATTCTTTAAAATAGCATCTGCTACTTTCTTTAAACCACCTACAACAAATTCATCATCATGATCAGAAAATGTAATCCATTGACCAACAGCTATATTAGCTCCAGCTTCTCTAGTATTACCTGGACAATGAACAGAATCAGGATCTGTTTTGATCTGTCTAATACACATTTTTTCTGCATATTTCTTTACAGTATCAAAATATGATGTATCTGGAGAACAATCATCTACAAGTATAACTTCCAAAGGTACATCATAAGATTGTTTAAATATAGATTCTAATAATACTTCTATTCTATCAGGTTTACTATTATAGCAAGGAATTATAATAGAAAAGAAAGGTCTGATGGCCAATTTTATAGAAGGCTCACCGGATAATACATTTTCTTCATATTTTGGATTCATATTTGTTTCTCCTTAATGTGCAATAAAATCATAAAATGTCTCGCATTCAACAATATTACCTGTAGAATTTCTAGCTGAATCTCTTACAGAATTATACCATCCATTTTCAGATACCAACTGCAATACCATTTCCGGACTAAGATTAAAAATTCTATAAAATTCTCTAATTTTACTTTTAGCAATAAAAATATTATTCATATCATAATTATATTTATTATAGAATTTAAATGCTTGAATATAAAAATACATATATAATATTACATCGATATACATTTTAGCATAAAATGCACCTTGTCTATTTTTATATTCTTCATCTCTATCTTTATTTTTATCAAGAAATTCAATATAATCTTCCTTATATACATCAATAGTAGATCTTACATAATCGATAAAATGTGTATCTATAAACAATCTACCATCATACATACTTCTTGAGGTACTATCAGGCCAAGATCTCCATACATATACAAAATCTTCAATGTATAATGGATGCTGTTTACCGAGTTTATATAATACACAATTTACTTTAGAAGAAATAGCAATATCTTCATGTGTACATAAATTTTCAGAAAAATGAAAATCAAAAGCATTCCAGAAATTATCTAAATTATAAAATTTAGCATGCATCCAGTTTGCTGTATGAATAAAATTACGTCCAATTTCATTATTAATAGGATTAATTTCAATAAAATTAGCGCTTGCAATATACTGTTCGTTTCCTTCTATAATAGCATTCTTTACTTTTGTAAAAGAATCATTTATAAGAAGATCATCATGATCTACAAATGTAATCCATTCACCTGTTGCTAATTTAACTCCAGCTTCTCTGGTATTACCTGGACAATGAATAAGATCTATTCTTGTATCAGGAATCTCTGTAACAACTATATTTAATTTATAAGGATCATGGTCTTCAAATTTATTATATTTATATTCACCTTCAAATTCAGAATTCTTATTAAATTCTTTTACTACTTCTAAGAATTCTTTATTTTCAGATCTATCATCTACAATAATAACTTCAATATCATTACTATCATGAACCCTAGCAATACTACATAATAATTCATATATTAAATTAGGCTTGCTATTATAGCAAGGAATTATAATAGAAAAGAAAGGTCTATTATTATTTTCAGAAATTGTCTCATTTATTATATTATCCATTTCATTCCTCCTAGATATTATTTTGAAATAAAATCATAAAACGAATCAGTTTCTATAAATAATCCCATATGATTTAAAACTGATTTTCTTACTGTTGTAAACCATATTTCATACCCAGTATCATTTAATGTACATGCATAATCATATAATATAACTGGATTCATATTAAATCTCTTATAGAATTGATGAATATGATATTTAACTTCAGCTTCATATTTATTATTAAAGTCTACAGTATAATTATATTTAAATACCTGAATATAAAAATACATATATAATATTATATCAATTTGTGAATTTTTATGAAATTCACAAATTTGATCAGTAAGATTATTTTTATTTAATAAATCATCATAATCTTCTACATATGTTTCCATTGTAGCTTTAATAAAATCATAAAAATAATCATATATGTATTTTACAAAATTTCTACCAAAATCTGATCTAATATGGGAAACACTATTTGGCCACTTTCTCCATACATATGTACATATATCAGGATATAATAATTTGCTAATAAACCTATTACATATACATTTCATTTTTGTAGCTATAGCTATATCTTCGTGGGACTGAATATTAGTTTTAAAATGAAAATCAAAAGCTTTCCAGAAATTATCTAAATTATAAAATTTGCCATGTAGCCAATTACATATATCTTCACCTTCTAATATTCTCTCTTCATTTGTAACCATATCTAGTATTTTAAAATTACTATATACAATAAAATTTTCACCTGTTTCTTCTATAGCATCTTTTACTTTGATAAGAGCATCTTTCTCTAACAGATCATCATGATCTACAAATGTAATCCATTTACCTGTAGAATTTCTAACACCGTTTTCTCTATTATTTGCAGGGCTGTTAATAAGAATAGTACCGTTAATATCTTTCGTAGGTACATCGACAATTTTAATATCATAAAATTTATCTTTATATTCTTCTATAGTATTGATATATTCTTTTTCAAAAGATCTATCATCAGATACAACGATCTCCGTTTCATATTGACAACCCGCTTCAATAATACTATCCATTAGTTCCTTTATTTTATCAGGATTACTATTATAGCAAGGAATTATAACAGAGAAAAATGCTCTATTGTCTTTATTTTCCATATTTATCTCCTTATTTAGATATAAAATCAAAGAAAGAATCAATCTCAATAAAAGGTCCAACTCCATGCTCTACGGAGTCTCTCACGTCATTATACCATTTACCTCTACCGTGATAATTATCAATGAAATTATAAAGATCTATAGAATTAGAATTAAATCTTTTATAGAAATTTTTTATATGCTTCTTTATAGAAAAAGCAATATTTAAATCATAATCGTCATTATGATTAAATTTAAAAGACTGAAGATAAAAATACATATAAAGAATAACATCAGCATGCATCATTTTATGAAAATCAATCTCATAAGTTCCAAGCTGACTACTATCTTTCAAGTTATTATAGTCATCTATATATACATCAATAGTGGCATTCATATAATTATTAAAAAACTTCTCCATATAATTCTTGCCATTATACATAACATTTGAAGTACTATCATTCCAAGATCTCCAAATATATAAAAAGTCTTCTATCCACAATGTAGGAATATTATCATATTTAGAATTTAAATTTTTATTAAGTCTTGACCATACACAATGCATTTTAGAAGAAATAGCTATATCTTCATTACCAAATAAATTTGTTTTAAAATGAAAATCATAAGCTTTCCACAGATTATCTAAATTATAAAATTTAGCATGCATCCAGTTTGATGTATGAATCATCTCTTCTTTTTTATCATTAGTATATGGATCTATTTGATAAAAATTGCCACAAACAAAATATTTTTCATTATTCTTTTCTATAGCATCTTTTACTTTGATAAGAGCATCTTTCTCTAATAGATCATCATGATCTATAAATGTAATCCATTTACCTGAGGCATTTTTGACACCATTTTCTCTGGTATTACCAGGACAATGAATAAGCTCTATTCCCTCTTCATTTATATCAGGAACTTCAGAAACTATAAAATTATAAAACTTTTCTTTATATTCTTCTACTATTTCTAAATATTTCTTATCTGTAGATCTATCATCAGATATAATAATTTCAGTATCATCTATACAACCAGCTTTTATTATAGAATCTAATAATTCTTTTATTCTTTCAGGCTTGCTATTATAGCAAGGAACTATAATAGAAAAGAAAGGTCTGATAATATCATCTATTATATCTTTCATATAATTATCTCCTTTATAAGATATTAAACAAGTGTTTTCCTTATTATAAATAACAAAAAAAATAGGAGGAATATATAATCCCTCCTATTAATGATAATATTAACCCCTTTTAACAAGCATTATATTTACCCAAGGACCATCGCTAAGTTTAAATTTAGCACCAGGTGTTGCACCAGCAGGTTGTACTGTTATTTGTAATCTATGATATGTATTTCTTACATCTTTAGCATAATCTATTTTAAATCCATTTAAATTGGCTGCAGCGTTACCTATTACATTTTCGGTATATATCAAATAAGAATACCAGCCAGAACCGTAAGTAGAATCAACATATCCTTCAGCATAGTATTCACTAGTAGGTGTTAGATGGTACGTCTTTTCAACAAACTGAATTTCAGCTCGTCCATCACTTTTTCCTTGATTATAACCAGATGTGTAACCAGCTGCAGTACCAGCGTTATATCCAGAACTATAACCAGCAGATGTACCAGCGTTATATCCAGAACTATAACCATTTTTAGTACCATTATTATATCCGCTATTATATACAGTATTAGTATTTACGTACCGATATGAATGGTTACTACCCATATCAAGCTTATTACCATTGCTGCTAGGAGTATACGTAGCTGTTAACTGATTTCTCTTAGTATTATAGCCAGCAGTAGTACCAGCATTATAACCTGAAGTATAACCTGTAGCAGTACCAGCATTATATACAGTATTAGTATTTACGTACCGATATGAATGGTTACTACCCATATCAAGCTTATTACCATTACTGCTAGGAGTATACGTAGCTGTCAACTGATTCCTCTTGGTATTATAACCATCGGTTGTACCTGAATTATATACAGTATTAGTGTTTACGTACCTATACGTATGATCAGCACCCATATCAAGTTTATTACCATTACTGCCAGGAGTATAAGTAGCTGTTAATTGATTTTTCTTAGTATTATAACCATCTGTAGTACCAGCATTATAACCTGAAGTATAACCAGTAGCAGTACCAGCATTATATACAGTATTAGTATTCACGTACCTATACGTATGATCAGCACCCATATCAAGACCAGAACCGTTACTGCTAGGAGTATATGTACCAGTTAATTGATTTTTCTTAGTATTATATCCATCAACTGTACCAGCATTATATCTATCAGTAGACATTGTTGTGATACCAGATACAACATCGCTAAGGGATTTACTAGCAGGTGTTGTCCCCTCAGCTACAATAGCGTCATATACGCTATCAACACCAGCCTGGAAATTTGATTGTAATGTGGTAATATCAGATTGATATGCAACTTGTCTCCAAGAAGACCAAGTACCATTATCTTTACCTCTTACAAATAATGCACCATTGCTATAATTCTGAGCTATCTGAGCAACATAAGATGTAGATTTAGAAGCTACAAATAAAGCACCATTATTAGCACTAGCACCTATAGAAGTTGCAGGTCCATTAGAAGAATAATCATAATTACCATTTTCTGTAGCAGCATTAGCATCATGTGTTCCAGTAGACTGATCACCAGAAACAAATGATACACCTGAGAAATTGTACAATGTATCTTTCTGATAAAAGTTAAATGTAGAACCATTTAAACATGTGGCAGTAAATGTATTAGTACCCTCTTCTCTAGTAATATTTTTAATAGCTAATGGAGCATCTAATACTTCTATATTTGCTGTACTACCATTAGTATTTACATTTATATTACCAGGTACAGAACTTGCAACTATTGCTCTTACACCAGAATTATAAAAAGCACTGGTAGAAGTATCATAAGATACACCATCTCTAGCAAAGTATTCTTTATATTGGTCAATATCACCTATAATATGAAAACAGTTATTGTAATATACAAATTCTTTTACACTGTTAACCTGTATAGAAGAAGCTTTTGGTAAAGGTCCGCTATTATATTTTATGTCTTTAGGATCATTAGAATTTAATTGTAATTTTAAATTAACTGGATCACATGTATTTCCTTTTGGAAATTTAACAATAATTCTTGCACCATTTATTAATTTAATATTAGCTGCGTATACAACTTTTACAGCTTCGTCAGCATTACTATCGCATTCATAATAATGAGCTATTGAATTTTGATTTTGTGAAAAATCAGACTGAAAGCCATCAATAGTTACAGAATTAGTTAATTTTTCAGCTGCAGAAGATGTACCGGCATTTACAGCATATGTAGCTGTATCTGCATTTACAGCATGCTCAGCATCTGTACTAGTACCACCATTTAATGCATATGTAGCTGTATCAGCATTAATAGCATGATCAGCAGTACCTGCATTAGTAGCATAATCTGAAGTGCCAGCATTTACAGCATAAGTTGAAGTATCAGCATTAGTAGCATGATCAGATTCATCTGAATGTGCAGCTTGTAAAACAGTACCAGCATTTACAGCATATGTAGCTGTATCTGCTAATTCAGCATGATTTGCTTCTGTAGCTGTACCGGCATTAATTCCATAATCTGCTGTACTGGCTAATTCTGCATGATTTGCTTCTGTGGCTGTACCAGCATTTACAGCATAAGTAGCTGTATCCG